GCTTTTATGGCAAAGAATGAGATGGTTGAATCGCTCTATCACCTTGGTGCTGAAAGTTCAACAGCGTGTACTGATGGAAAATATCTGATGGAAAATAATTATCAGTATACAGCCAATCTTATGGACCTTTGTCATATGCACAAAGTTTCTATGGTCTATGCCTCATCGGCGGCCGTATATGGTGAACAAACTAAAGAGTGGGGTACTTTTGATGATACCTCGGATGATTATACTCCACAAAGTTACTATGCTTTAAGCAAACTTCAAGCCGACAAATATAGTCGTAAATTCCAAGCAGTTGCAGAAGATAAAATTGTTGGTTTGAGATACTTTAATGTTGTATCAAAGGGAGAACACGAACAACACAAAGACGGCCAAAAATCACCACTATGTTGGATGAATGAACAATATCTTAGAAGCGGATGTATCAATCTCTTTAAAGGCTCGATAGACTTCCACCGTGATTTTGTTGGCGTTGAAGATGCTGTATGGATGACAATGAATGCGATGAAACAGGCTCGTTCGGGTGTTTATAACATAGGCAAAGGTGAAGTTAAATCATTTTATGAAATGGCACTTGAAATCGTTGATGATGTGCGTGAAATTAAATTTATAGAAATGCCAGTGGAGATAGCCTCAAGTTATCAAACATATACTTGTGCAAATATGGATAATGCTGGTTTTAGTATAACTAGTCGACCTTAGTTTGCGAATCGCCTGGAGAAATTCTATAGTTATCTTCTATAGTATCTTTTGAAGATGCTTCTATAATAACAGTATTTTTCTCTAGGCAAGTTACTTGATGTGGTGTCATAGGTTCAAGATGGAGTGTACCGCCCTTGGTTATGATAACTTTCCTTGTAGTAGCGTCAGTCATATCCATTAATTCAACTTCAACCGAACCCTCTATAACTAACCACGTTTCGGTCTTATTCTTATGAAAGTGCATAGACGATTTATGCCCGGCTTCATAAAAATGTAATTCTTTCATACAGTAGGTGTCATTGGACTCTAGAATGATTTCGTGTCCCCACCCCTTTCCTATTTTCATTGGTTCATACATTTTTTGCTCTCTCTATTGTTTCGCTTGTACTTTTACCTTCTATAATACTGATAATTCTGACTTCAGCAAGGTCGGCTCCAACGACATTTCCTTTGATATAATCTCCGCCCTTGACTATTATGTCGGGCTGTAATGATTTAATCAAGTCGTATGGTGTGTCATCTTCAAAGATAATCACGTGGTCGACTCCTGCAATGGACTCTAGAACTTCTTTTCGTTCATATTGGTCATTAATTGGCTCCCGTTTTATGCGTTTCATAGAAGCATCACTATTGATACCGACAATTAATTTGTCGCCCATATAAGAAGCCTTCTGTAATAAGTGTATATGTCCAGAGTGGATAATATCAAAACACCCATTTGTGAATACTACAGTTTCTACTACAGCCTCTTTATCAGGAACAGCAGTTCCCAATTTTGTCACTACGTTGCCAGCGGCCCTATTGGCATAGTCCATTGCGTTCTTAATTCCGCCATCTATAAATAGGGCAAATGTCGCAATGACTGTATCGCCGGCACCAGTAACATCTCGTACCTCTTGAGCATTCGCTTTTCGTATGATGGAACTTCTGTCACGCCCTATCCATTGCATTCCATTAGAACCCAACGTAATTAAAATTCCTTGAAGATTATATTCTTCTAAAATATCAAGGGCCTTTTCATACGAAAATGGACCGTGGGCCTCTTCAAATTCTTTTAGGTTAGGAGTAACGGCGAAAACTCCAGAATATTTTTCCCAGTCAGTTCCCTTTGGGTCAACAAAAATATTGCATTCGTGATTGTCAACAATATCTCTAATTACACTACTGGTAATAGTACCCTTGCCGTAATCGCTGATGATTATTACATCAGGAGTATCACCAAGTCGCGGAGGAGCGTCATTAAGCGACCCACTGTCTATACGACACAGTTGTTGGTCATTCGATAAAACTCGTGTTTTGGTGATTGTCTTTGAATTTTTACCTAGAGTAAGTTCATTAGTAATGTCATTGAGTGCCAGTTGTTGGGAAATTTCTGCCCCTGCTGGGTCAAGGCCCACTACAGAGAAAAGACACACATCATCCGTAAATACCTTTAAATTCTGACAGACGTTCCCTGCGCCACCTAGTCGATTGGTGACATTAACGTCATCTACGACAGGCACTGGACTCTCTGGAGATAGTCTACTAGAGGTGCCACTCCAGTATTTATCTAGCATTACATCACCAACTACATATATCCGCTTATTCATCTAAAATACTCCCAATCAACTTAATTATATAAATACTCTATAGAGAAGATATTTATCTCACAGACACTTTTATATATAAGACAGGAAAAATATGTCAGACGACAAAACATTAGAACGTATGCGGGATGACCTTGGCACGATGAAAGAACGTATAACCAGATTGGAAGAGCAAATGAAAACTATCTACAATTCAGTAGATAGGGTGGAAACCAAACTGGACAAACTCATCGAAATGGGGCACGACCACGATACTGCCATATCTGGTAATAAGATTCAGATTGGGAACGGTGAAAGGTTCTTCTGGCTGGTTATTACGGCCGCGGTCGGACTAGTAATCTATTGGATTAAATCAGGAAGTTAATATTATGGGTATAGAATTACTATTCGGCATAGAAAAGATTTTGAGTATAATCGTGGCTACATTGGCAATAACAGCGTTTGGCTTTACCCTCAAACATAGAAGGTTTTATTCTTGTTGGGCACGCTCTTCCATATTAGTCGGAGCCATAGTCTCGATAGTAAATATAACTGGCATTTCACTCTGGACCTCTGACGTACACGTTCAGATGTGTGTAACTCATATCGGAATGTCTCTCTCGATGCTGTTGTTTATCTACACGATATTACGATTTAAGTGGGGTTTATTAAAGCAGTATAGGAAAATAGTATGTGATGCAAAAGACATAAATAAGAATATAGAGGTTAAATAATGGCTAAATTACAATCAGTAGACAATTTAAGGGATTATGCGTATAGGAAACTTGGTGCTCCAAAGATAGAAATCCAAGTAGACGATACTCAAGCATATGACAGGATTGATGATGCTCTCCAACTATTCGTTGAGCGACATTTCGATGGCGCTGAGGAGAAGTTTATCACCTATGAGTTTACACAAGACGACCAAGCAAACGGGTACATAACGCTGGACGATGATATCGTGGCAGTGACTAGGATATATGAGCCGGGAAGATACTCTTCCGAGGCGATGGCAGATGTTCGCTATAGAATAATGGCAGACGAAATGTTCGATATGAACAAAGTCAATATGCAGTATTTTGAAATAACAATGGAACACCTTGAGATGGTGAATAGTTATTTCAATCTAGACAGAACATTCACATTTAATAAAGCGACCAATAGATTATACAGTCATTCAGGCAAGATAGTTGGTCCAATTTGTTCAGACGAAGCAGAGATAACGAAAGAGGCTTGCGAACTCGCTGGCGGAACTTGGACAATAGGTGCTTCTATGCTCTTACGAGCGTGGCAAGCCGTAAGACCTGATGAGTCAAGTGGTTATGCCATAGATATATTCAATGACGAATGGATTAAGAAGTATACCACTGCACAGATTAAACAGCAGTGGGGTGCAAATATGAAACAATTTGATGGAATGCCCCTACCTGGAGGTATAACTATCAACGGGCAACAAGTTTGGGATGAAGCGAAAGAGGAGATTGACAAACTCGAAGAAGAATTTTCCCTAAATTACGAACTTCCAGTCAACTTTATAGTGGGGTAATGTCGTGGGTATGTTCGACCAAATGTCAAAATCCCCAATGGTACAAGATATGGTGGAAGAAGTTGTCGCTGTCATTGGATTTGAAGCGAAATATCTTCCACGAAAATATGGGACTGCAATAGACCCAGTTTTCGGTGAGGACCCATCTAGTCATTTTGATACGGTGTGGACATTTAACATACTGATAGACGATTATCAAGAGTATGGAGATGTTGGAGATTTCTATTCTAAGTTCGGTGTATCTGTAACTGATGAAATGAAAGTGTCTTTCACAAAGAAAGACTTTGCAGAACAAACCGCGGCAGTCGATGATGACACACCAATTGCAGGTGACCTATTATATTTCAATGACGCCGAGGCACTATTTGAAGTAACCTTTGTCGGAAATGACAGTTCATTCTATCCGACACCAGAAGGACCACAATACGTCTGGACATTAACGCTTAAACCTTGGGAATATGGTGGCGAAGCACTTGATGTGACAGACCCAGAAATTCTAGCACAGCAGGCAGAGATACAAACGGCAGTGGATAACGAATTAGCAACACCTGATTGGGACAGTTTGGATGACGACATTCTAGACTTATCAGAAATGAACCCATTTGGGAGTACTTAATAATGTTTGGGACAACCTTTTATCACGGAACAACTAGAAAACTAATAATCGCCTTCGGCTCCGTGTTCAACAATATTCACGTAGAGCATAAAGAAGCGGATGGCACGGTACTTAAAGATATTAAAGTACCTCTAGCCTATGAATCTCGCAAGAAGTATCTAGCGAGACTAATCCAAGACAGTAAGAAGAATAGACAGGTCCCACGAATGGGCTTTGTTATGACTGGATTGGAAGCAGACTTGAGTCGGTCAGCAAATCAAATGACCGAGTTTAGATTTAATCATTCTAATAACGACAAAGCGTATGTGATGTTGAATCCTGTTCCATACAACTTCACATTCAGTTTGGATGTGTATGTTGACTTAATGGATGATGGGCTTCAAATCATCGAACAAATATTACCATATTTTGCACCAGATTTCAATGTAGTAATTGAAGAAATTCCTGAGTTAGATATGCGTAGAGATATTCCAATTGAATTATCTGGCATTACGATGGCAGATGAATTTGAGGGAGACTTTTCAGAGCAACGAATAGTCAATTGGACTCTAGATTTTATGATTAGAGGTTGGATTTATCCACCGATACGAGAGCAAGGTGTTATCAAACATATCGAAACTAACTATATATTAGATGATGGTGTTTGGCCAGATGAACGTATTAACCTGTCTGTAGACCCATTCAGTGCAGGTGAAGAAGATAACTGGACTATAAAAGTCGAAGGAGGTCACCCTGATAACCCTGATGACGATAATGATGTTGATACTATGGCAGAAATTAAATGGCCAATAGACCGTGACACGTAAAGTGAAAACAATTATTTTGACCACGGTTATGATGGCCGGTTGCAGTATGTTTCCAAGTAGCACAACTTTGAGTCTGACTCAAAAGGTAGAAAACTATTACGACAAACCTTCACACAAGGGAGATACAACTATTAAATTACAGCAGGACTTTAAATGGCAATGAATGGAAAATTAAATGTAGCAGTAATACTCGCCGTGGCTTTACAAGCCATTGGGCTGGTTTGGTATGTTAGTAAGATAGACTCAAAAGTTGAGGTTATGTATTCAGCATATCAAGGAGACAATCAAGAAGAAGTAGTTGAGGCGCAAGTCTTGATGAAATTAAATCTAGAAAGTCTTATGGAAGAAGTGACAATAATTAATAAAGGCATAGACAAATTAAGAAAACAAAATACCGATTTGAAACATCAAATCAAAGAACACAACAAAACTATGCACAGCAAGAAAGACAAAAAGAAGAAAGAGTGACGGAGATGAAATATTATGGCAGCAAAAAAGAGTATTAAAGAAAAATTAGACGCTGAACTGGAAGTCGCAGAAAATATCATACTGGATAACCACCCAGAAGATGCACCGATTGATGTTAAGCGAGTAATAGCAGTACGAAGGGAGAGAGGTCTAGCCCCTCGGGCATCAGTTAAATCTGACCCCGTGGAAGGAGACCTTGGAGAAGATTATTCTTACGCTAGGGATAATCTCTATAATCTCATAGAACGTGGTAACGATGCTCTTGAAGGCATCCTTGAACTAGCAAAGGAAATGGAACATCCGAGAGCATATGAAGTAGCGAGTGGTTTAATAAAAAATGTATCTGATACTACGATGGAATTGTTGAAGATGCAAAAAGAATTAAAACAGATGAAAGACGGAGATGCTCCTAAAACTAACGTCAATAATCTTTACGTAGGCTCAACCGCTGAATTACAGGAGATGTTGAAAGGAAAGACTATTGATACTTAACTAACAGGGAGAATGCGAATAATGGATAGTCCACTAGTGACAATAGTGAAAATGTGGCCTATATTTTTAGGATTCATAACATTGGTAATAGTATTAGCGAAAATGCACTCGTCTATAGAAGTTTTGCAAGAAAAAGTAAAGGTCTTATACGAGTTATACAATAACTGGAATAAAAGGAAAAGGGAAAGCGATGAGTAGAGACCACATAATCCAGAACATCGGAAGCATCATTATATTTGCGGCCGTTGTCTATGGAATTACAGTGATGATGGATATGGTACGAGATACTGCAACCATCTCACAATACATTCAGACAGACTTAGCACGAGTCGAGAGGATTGAACAACATATAGCCGAACAAAAAGAATGGCAAGCAGAACACGAAAATAAGATGGCTGCCAGACTAGAAAGTATAGAAAAACGTAACGAAGAAGATGCCGAATTTAATGAATTATTTTTAAAGATGTCTGGTAAATTGGACACTTTAGAAAATCACATAAAATTACTAATGACTCAACTAACAAAAGGCTCGGAATAATTTGAAAAAAATTTCGAGGTGTTAATTATATTATGACGATTACTACATATTTAGGCAATCCACTCCTTAAACGGATAAACGTACCACAGAACTATACGTCTGAGGAGATACAGGAGTACGTCAAATGTAGGGATAATCCTATCTACTTCATTAAGAACTATATGACTATAGTTAATATAGATAGGGGATTAATGAAGTTTGAGTTGTGGCCATTTCAAGAAGAACTAATAAGCCGTCTAGAAGAACATCGTTTTTGTATAGTAAAATGCCCTAGACAGTCTGGTAAATCACAGACAAGTCTGGCGTATATGCTTCATTATATACTATTTAATGACCAAAAGAATGTAGCGATTCTTGCCAACAAGGGTGCGACAGCGAGAGAATTGTTGGGTCGGCTCCAGATGGCATATGAAAAACTCCCTATGTTCTTGCAACAAGGAGTTTCGGAATGGAACAAAGGTTCAGTTTTCCTAGAAAATGGCTCCCGTATACTCGCAAGTTCCACAAGTTCAAGTGCTATTCGTGGATATTCTTTCAACCTAATCTTTCTAGACGAATTCGCATTTATTCAGCAAAATATGGCAGAAGAGTTTTTTAACTCTGTTTATCCTACCATATCATCTGGTCAAACATCAAAAGTTATTATTGTATCAACGCCGAATGGAATGAATCATTTCTATAAGATGTGGACTGATGCCATTGAAGGGCGTTCCAACTATCACGCCTTTGCCATCAACTGGTGGGATGTCCCAGGCCGAGATGATGAATGGAAGAAACAGACAATTGAGAACACGAGCGAAGAACAATTTAGGCAAGAATTTGAAA